ATTTTCCTAATAACCAGTTGTCGCTTACTTCAATATCCATTGCCAATACACTTGAGTTTGGCAAGTTTGCAGGAGCAATATAGTTTGTACCATTAAATGCTATTGCTTCTACATTGACTCCGGTCGGATAAAATTCTTGATCTTGTAGTATTGTATCTACTGTAAATTGATCAGCAGGATCAAATGCATTACCTTGATAGACTGTATTTGGATAAGTCAATCCTGCAAATAATTGTGGTAAGTCAACACCAGGCATATTAATATCTGGTTGATAATAAACTATTACACGATCCAGTGCATTTAATCTACGATCTCCTGAATTCAACTCTTCCCATTTACCTATATTAAATTCATTATCATTATTTGAAATGATGCAAACATAAGCTTTATTGTTATATTTGACGATGCTTGGAGTAAAGTAGAATGGTTCTGGTAAAAACATGAAACTACCCGGAGAACTCATTATCATAGATCCACTAGCATCAGTACTAAAATCAATCACTGTTCCACCTGGATTGTCAGTTAATCTTACAGTTGTTGAAGTAGGTTTATCATAGATATAATATGTTTGTCCTAATATAATTGTTGTGGTGAACATAGTACCTGTAAAGATAACTGGATCATTGATATTAAAGTTAGTTGAATCGGTGACTGTAACTCTATCAGTATCCGCTGTTACCGCTGTTGCTGTTGTAGTATTAAATCCTACAAAACTTAAGTCATCTGCTGAGACCGGAACTGTCATTCTAGGATCAGAATAAACATCAAACGTATTAGTACCTGTAACTTTTAGATAATAACTTTCAACTATATCATTAGGATTACCTTGACATATTACACTGGTTATCGTACCATCTGATTCTAAAGGCAATGACCAATCAAATATACCTGGTATCTCTGCCTCTATTTGATTTACAGTTAAAGTTAAATCATTTTCCGGACTAGTTCCTCCCAGTTCTATACCAGATATAGTGATAGTATTGTTAATTGTAAATCCTTTACCCCCATTATTGATTATTGCAGTATATCCTCCTAAGCGATATCCGATATCAAATCCAGGGTCAACTTCAATTTTTTGTGTTAGACTTACAGGTCCTTCTGCATCAACCATTGTTTTTGTTGAGAAAATCACATTACTTTCTGACACTGTTATATACGGTGAACCTGTAATTATCATAGTTCCTGCTGTGTCAAATAACTGTACAACATTTCCTACTAAAGTTTCTTTAATTTTGAAAGTAGTATCACTTGTTATACTATGAACATAATAAGTTCTACCCAATTGTAAACCACCTAATGGAGTGCCGGATAATACTATGGGCATGTCAACAATTAAATTAATTGTAGTAGTTTCTGGAGTAACGGTAATTTCATCAGTAGTACTTGAAGTTTCTGTCGCTTCTACGGTGACATTACCAAAAGTATTAATATAGTAAGTTTGGTTAGCAGCCAAAGTTCCTATTGTTGATTCAACTATTATAGGCATACCTCTATAGATTCTATCAAGACCTAAAGAGTTTGACTCAAATATAATAAAATTAGCCTGATCTTCTGGTGTTGCCGGAGAGACGATAGGAGCGACTGTTTTCAATACTGATCCTTGAACTAAATTACCGTATGTAAGATTTGGGGCTGTGATATTTTCATAATCTTGACTAGAACTATAGAATATAAATTGCTGCCCGTTTACTTGTCCAGGACTTGCTGGCAGCTGTACATTCATTGTCATATTTCCGGTTGCATTAGTTAATACCACATTATTTTCTTGACTTACTAGAAAACAGTATGTATTGCTACTTTGAGCAACGGGAAATACAGAAAATTCCGGACCATCAACTGTCTCGCTTATAGTAATTGTATTAATGCCTATTGATTTTACATAATAGAAATTACCTGCTATTATTCCAGGATAGACTATAGGATTTGAAGGATCATCTCCGAATACATTTACTGACTGTCCTTCTATAACCATATTACTGAATACTATTTGATCTCCTACATTTATGCCATTGGTAGTTTGTACGACGATCTGATTTGCACCTACAATGTATATAACCTTAATTCTTACAAATTCATCAACAGCAGAAATTGTAAATCTTTGATCGTCAATAACAGATGTAACAAAATAAATTATATTTTGTTCAATATTACCAAACACATTTCCGACAAATTCTATTGGTATACCAGTATACAATCCTTGAGTACCACCTTGACCGATAGGAGTTAATGGAACAGTTATTACATTATTAGTATTGCTAGTTGATGTGACAGTGCGTATGCCTGGATAATAAGTGCTGACTTCTGCGGTTTCAATTATTTGTCCAGTAAAGCATTTCAATCCTAAACCACTAATAGTAAGTGTATTGAGATTTACAATGGGTCCGGTTAAACTTGATTTAATCTTGAAATCAGTTTCATTGAGTATTTCTGCTACGTAGTAAGTAACATCATTTGATATACCACTTGTGCTGTTATCTCCTGTAAAATATACAGGCATGTCAACTGTAAATCCTATCGTAGATCCGCTAGCATTTTCTGTTGTTGTGTTTAGTTTTAATCTAACTATATTAGTAGCAGTAAATGTTTTTTCTACCTGACGTTCAAACTCTGACCAAACTAATTCAGTATTATTTGCGATCCCAGAAATCGGTAATACTAAACCTTGATTGCTTGCAAGCATCTCAGCGACATTAGGTAAAGTGCTTTCAAGTGTAATGCTTGAACTTGCTATATTTGTAGTATTATTATATGATCCTGCAAAGAATGAGCCGTAAAAACTATTAGCCTCCCAATCAACAATCTTTGAATTATAGGAAGTACGGTCATATCTTAGAGTGATATTATTTTCTCTTACAGGATAACTTGAACTAATAGCACTGGCTTTTGCACCTAATTTAAATGTGTGAGTCCCTGTTCCTTTGCTATAAATTTCTACTCTTGTATTTTCTGCTCCGTTTATAGCATCAGCATACGTAGTGTACAATGCCATGATGGTTGTAGGGACATTATCTAGCACACGCGCATAATAATATTGATTATTTTCTAAACCACCTACTTGCTCACCGTCCCCCTTAACATATCTGATAAGATCGCCTGTTAGTAGTTCAGGTGCATATAACTCAATAGTATTAATTGGATCGATAGCGATGTTGTTACTATCAACTGTAAAATCATATGCCGAGTCAATTATAATAGTAGGTAATGTCGCATAACCTGATCCTGGATTTATTACGTTGACACCTATCACTTTGTCAACTCGCATCACTGCTTCAAGTACTGCCTCTTCTCTAGGTTCAGGAAAAATAGTAGTATCAATTATTGCTGTTACTTTAGGAGGATTATCATACCCTTTACCTGTATCTAATACTACTATAGCAGGCAAATCAATAAAGATATTTTCGCCGGGTATATGATAAGTTACGTCTGTACCATTAACTCCGCGTATTAATCCAGATAAACTATTAGTATCTCTATTAACTTGAGTGTATTGGATTAATTCATAAGTATTAGGATCTCCTACACTTGCTATTTTGATTGTGCCAGTTACTGGAAATCCTGACACATTATCTACTATAATAAAATCACTGTTTAATATAATATAAGAGCGTAATACCGAAATTTTATAATCGTTTTGTCCTATTAAACTTATACCGTAATTATTTTTCCATTCGGTATAGTTTTGAGTTGTCCAAATAGCATTGTTAGATAAGAACTCGCTATCTGAACTTGGGTTTGTGTATACAAGTTCCGGACTAATAAACGTTTGATTTTCAAAACTATATTCAGCAGGTAAATCAAAGTCAGTGATATTGCCTTGATACCAATCTGTTCCTGTATAACTTAATAAAAATTCTTTAATTACAACGTGATATGGTTTTGCTTCATTTAAGTAACCAGATAAGAATTCTTGATTATCATTTTGGAAAGTTTGTATTGGCTTTAATTCTCTAATTTTATGTGAAACATCAATTAAAGAAGTTTTATTCAACCAAGGTAGATAATTTTGATTTTCATAAGATTCGGCTTGAATATAATTAAACAATAATATTAGTGATCTATTGCGGAAAATCAACAACTCATTAGTATAAATCTGTTCGTTCAATGCTCGTATTATCCAACGTGTTTCTTCGCTAGGATAAGTATCGTAAGGAGTTGCACCGTAAAAATCAGCGCCAAATCCTATATTATTAGCACTATAATCCCATAATTCTGTTTTAAATCTTATAGTACCGTTTTGTAGACCTATACGTTCCCATACTCCGTCAGCATTTAAAATATAAGTTTCGCTATTACCCTGTCCATTTTCTAATACACTTACGATACTACCTGTTGCGACATTTAATGCAAGCAAATCATTGTATGCTGGTACCTGCATAATAGATTTTGTATTATCGTTGTAGCCGGGAACCCACCAATTTACTAACTCCCAATATAATTTTGTATCGTAAAACTCTCCTGACTTATAAATGAAAGGAGTTCTAGGACGAATTTCAACGATAGGGAATTGTTTTAGTACTGTATTTGCATACTCAAGATAGTTTTGTAATGCTTTTAATCTATTATAAAAGAAACTTTGTCTTGGGCGCGCTAATATACCACTTTGTACAGTCTTTGGTAAAAATGGGTCGGGTACTATAGCCCCTACCTCATCAGTACCACCTAAACTATCAATCAGTCTATCGTAAAGTGATCTAGGTGCTAAAGTAGCATCTACTAGATTAGGTACACCTGGCAAGAAATCATTAGCAAAATTTTCTCTAATTAATTGATATTCTTCATGTTGTACAGAATTATTTGCAGACGAATAACCAATGTGCAATACGCTGTTATTAGTGTTAATAAATTGTTGACAATTATATAAACCAAATACGTTCGGCAACAATGGTGCAAAATAACTGATACCTGATCCTTGCGGGTTACCTATGTAGTTCGCAATGTTAATATCTGCTAAATTTTTATTTCTAAATTTAATACCTGAATTTCTTACCCAAAAGTAATAAACAGGTTGAATAGTATTTGATGAATTTAAAACTGTTTGAACCGAGAATAAGTTTATATTTCTAGGTGCGCCCGGACCGTCGTATTCTGAAGGTGGGGTAGTGCTTGCCACCCAAGAGTAAACTGCAACGTCACTACCTGGGAATAATGTTCCCCAATACTTTGCATTATATGCATTATCATTTTGATGATAGTTTATAAATCTTACATTTGATGTATCAAACCAAATGGTGCCTAACTGTGCTGAACCCCATACAAATCCGCTCTGTGTATTACTGTCATTGTTATATGAGGCAGGATCAACGTTTGATATTACATCAATATTTTGACGTACTGCTCCTAATAGTTTACCTTGCAATGGATCAAAGTAATCTAAATTAGTTAAAGTTTGATTTAATTCTGCGCTGAATATCTGTGCGTTGTCAATCTTATTGATATCAACAATTTCACTTGATTGTCTATATACGCTCCAATTTGGTAATCCAGTTTCATTTAGATATACCACGACTTGCCCATCAATATCATCAGGACGATAGTTTGGTGTACCTATAATTACTTTGTTATTTGTAAAGTCTAGTGCTGTACCATAGCGAGGTTGTGACCCATAGACTTGACTGGTATCGTTTGTGCTTTGAGCATATGTATATGCGCCGATATTGTTCAGTGATTCTCTATAGTTTGAAAGATAATCGTACACATAGACTGCACCTGCATTAGGGTAAGTGTCAATAAATTGTGTAGCATTATTATCAAAAATTGTGTCGTTAGTAAAATCTAAATCATCTATAAAATCAAAAGTAGTTTGAGCATAGCGGGTACCGACCGGGGCACTAATTGCTACACTATTGAATTCATTAAATTTAACTACAGTGCCGAACTGAGTCGGGCCTGTTAAGTGTGGACATTGCAATACTTGAGTTTGAGTTAATACATCAATACCTAATTCTATAAATGTATCAGGATCAGTAGAAGTCAATACTAATGCCTGATTTAAAACTGCTAACTGAGGATTAGTTAATTGAATGTTTAGTTTGCCATTTATTGATGTTGCTGTTATATTTGTTATCCCAGCAGTATTGATAGCCAATGCCGCTAATTCTGCATCACTACCGGCTGTAATAGTGACTTCATATCCATTTATTAATAATTTACGATTTGCTGTAACATCTGTGTCGTTTACCCCAGTAACATCTCCGAATCTTGCTCCGGCATTCGTATAACGATAGACTGCTCCTTCTTCATTTTCTGAATTTAATGCGAAAGGTGCGCCTACTAAAATTTCTGTGCCAAACTTATTATTATTAATACTTGTACCGAATCCAACTCCTATTCTAGGAGTAGTTTCAGTTGTAAGTATCTGATTAAGTGTAAATTTATTACCGCTTACTTTTATTATATCACCTACAATAAAATCACCGGAATAAATTAAACTTGAACCGCTTATAGAATAATCAGACTCATCTACTAGTACACCATTCAAGTATACATTAACAGTCTTAGCAGGATCAGGAGTCCATGCTAAATTAAATGTGATTGCAGCGCCTGTTGATTCTGTTTGAGTCTCAAAATTTTGTATTGATCTTGAATAATAATAAGCCTTACCCCAATTTTCAATTTGGGCATCAAAATCTTCATTAGGTGCACCTATAGTAACTATATCACCATAGAAGTTTGTAGATATTGAAGTGCCGAACTTATCAAAAACAGTTGACGGTCCTTCTATTGTAGTAATTAATTCATATTCACGTTTAATTACTGTACCAGTTCCAGTAACTGGTGTTGAGTTTGCTTTGAATATGATACCTACTTTATTCTCTGCTGCTCCGGCATCAGCAAAGTCTGTCGTACCTGTTGTTAAGATTTCATAGTAAGTATCAGGTACCAATGAACCGGCTGAATATATACCTGAGATTCTTCTATAGACATGGACATTGTTTCTTGCGATAGGATCACCGTTGTCATAGTCACTGACAAATAACCAGTTACTATCACCTGACATCGCCATGCTAGAACCAAAATTAGTGCATCCAACTGGCGCTGTAATTTCTTGTAAAGGATTAATATCGTCTGAAGTATACGTGTCGTTTACATAATATAAGAATACTTTTGGCGTTCCTGTCGGCTGAGAAATTGCAAATAAATTTCCGCCCTTGACAATAGATGTCCCGAAAGATGTGCTTTTTTCTATTATCTGATCAGGGTCATAGATTCCGGAAATTGGATCAAATTGATATCTAAACACGCGACCCATACCTGCATCGCTGAACAAAAAATCACCTTGAGTGGTATAAGATACGGCACTACCAAATGTACTTGTATCATTCTTTTCTTCTTCAGGTAACGAATCTTTAGTGAATTCAACATCAAATTTATAATTTATACCTTTGCGATATACTGCCCATCCACCATCGTTATTAGTATCTACCCAAACTTGATTACTTACAAATTCATTGTTTAGTAATAACAAATCTTGTATATCGCCAGGTTGTGACACTCTTTGGGAGACAAATTGATAGGCGATACCTTCACCTGTGATGTTCAGTGTGCTATTAGACAAATCGAGAGGTATAATAACTTGATATGGATTTATAACTTGTAATACTGTAAAGTATCCATTGATTTGATCATCAAAATTAATAATAGCAAAGATGTCATTAATCTTTAAAGTTTGCAGTTGTTTAAAGAATATGGTAGTAGTGCCATTTAGATTCGCTCTAGCCTGTATTACTTGACCTAATACGTTGGTGGTCAACACATTCCAATTTGCCAGATAATTTGCTACATAGGCATAATCACCTACATAAAATCTGTTCAACGGTACTACTAAACCTGATTCATTTACTGCTGCAGGAAATCCACTAAAATAATAAGATGACATTTTAACGTCATTGAAGTTTACATATCCAGCATCAGGGAAAACAGTGTTGGGTGTGTCGGGACTAATTGTTGGTAATATGTTGGGATCATTTATCGGTTTGCCATAGTTAAACAGACTATATATAGGTACGATTTCTTGTACGTTTTCTACTGGATTGCCGTTTGTCAAACCTATGATACTTGGGTTGTTTGTAAGTTTACTTTGGTTGAGTTTAAATTCAACGAAATTACTTTGTAATACGCCGCCATATACGCCGTTTAAAATAGCCCAGTTTTCATGAATATTATAGTCTATGCCACCTTGGAGTAATGTTGAACCTTTGAATACATCAAGTATAGCGCGAGTACCTTTTTCTTTAATTAAATTTTTATATACATTGACTTGAGTAATATCAGTTAAATCAGCACTTACCATATATGGTCGTGAGCGGTAACCTATTAAACTAAATGATAATTGATCCGCATCTTTTTCTAGATTTGCTTCATTTACGTTATAATATAAAGAACTCTCATAACTTCTTGTGCTGCTGTTAGGAAGTAGGCCTTTTTGTACGTCATCATAATCTGTTTCTTTCCAATCTGTTTCAATAAACGTTTTTGAAGGCTGTACTATTTTTAAGGCTGTCCAGTATTTGTTTTTAAAACTTACAATCTCACCTTTCGTATACTTGACTGCCGGAATCCATTCTTGAATATTATCTTGATTATAGATAAAGCCACTAGCAGTCATAGTGCCGTTCCATTCAGCACTCTTGGTACCCTGTAAATAAATTCTATTTTGTTTTAACCCTGTAATCAGATTATAGATAACATCATTGAAAATTGTTTTATTATCAAATACTATACCATGTTCAAGATTGCTTAAATTGAATTGCCCATAAGAAATAGTGTCGCCGTCTTTTAATGCAGTGACATTAAATGATGTACCTTCTCTTACAATACTTAAATCTCTGTTTTCAATAGGATATAAGTTTTGATTTAATATAAAGTTATTGTTGTGAATAAACAATGGCTGAACGATTAAGTTTTCAGCGTTGATTGATAATGTATTTGCTGCAGGATTTAATGTGATTACACTACTATCAACAAATCCTATTTGAGCCCAATACAAAAATTCTCCTATCATTTGATTCCAGTCAAGTTGTACCCCTGACTCAATCAAATCATATGAACATCCTTGAGATATTAAATAACTGCCGTAACTTGCGAGGAACTGCGCTAAATCTTGCGGTTTTCTAAATACACTTCCGTATTCAACAATTTCTACTGTGTCCGTATAATCTTTGGCTACCTTAACACTTAAATCTTGTATAATAATATTATTGACATTGCCATTATTAACAGGTTTTAATGTTGAGAAATAATTTACATTTTGACTAAATCCATCTACACGATATCCATTTGGAACTTTTTCAATACTAACACCGCTGTATATAATTCTAGTGTAGGGTTGATTTTCATATAACAATACACTAAAATTTTCATCAGGAATTAGTAATGAAGAGTTATTAGTGTTGGGGGTTCCTTTCTCAACAAAGAATTTAAGTAAAGTTTTATCACTAAATCCGGCTAGTCTATATACCAATCTGACATCAATATTTTTAAACAAATTGATTATATTAGTAGTCGCGTCTACACCCAATTGTTTTTCATAATCAACGATCCAGTTGATATAACTCGTTTTTGCTGTGCCATTACCGTAAATTTGTATTTCATTAGGTATTAAATGACTGCGATCATTTACAAGATATTGATTAAATTCCTCATTATACTTGTAATTGTCTAAATCAACGGCTAAATTAAAGAAGTTAGCAGGTTTTAATAAAGCCTCTAATCTCATTAAATCAAAAGGCCATGTGGAACTACGACGATAACTAAATTCAACTGGTCCAACATCGCCCACTATCCACTGATCCTTAAACAGGCTAGGATCATATGTTCCTACTATAGAGTTTAATGGGCTCTTTTGACTACCACTATCATTGACAGGTAAAATCAATAAAAAGTTTTCAAACTCTGTATCCCACTCAGTGGTGTTTCTTGTATAAGTTGATTTTTTATATAGAGGTAAAACTTTAGGATCGCCATCATTATAATCAATACCGTCAAAAACATCTGCCCATAATATCAAGTTATCAATAGTATATGGACCGTCACCGTATCTATCATCCCACCAATTTGGTTTATTTGCGTAACCAATCATTTCCCATGGGGTAGTAGCAGGAGTAGAAGTATTAAAGTAGTAAAGATATATTCCTCTCCAACTACCTTGAAGTAGTAAATCTCCTGTTACCTTTGCGCCTGAGTCCCTATAGTTATAAGTATAGGAATTGCCTTCCATTGTAATATGGTCTTTATAATCAAGTTTATTATAACCTACCCAATCTAGAAATGCAGGGGTATATGTTGTCAACCAGTTATTATAATATTCTGTAGAATCTTTATAATAGTTTGGAATAATCTCAGCAGGATTAATCGGGATAGGTGAACTTAATTTTATATTATTATAAACACGTTTTTCAAATTCTAATAATACCTGATCTCTATAATCAGTTAAACCATATATTTCGCTATAATTACCATATAGTTTTGTATAAGAACTGTCATGACCAACGATAAAATAAGTTGGATTAATATAAGTTGTATCGTAAACTACTTTAGGTACTGTTACTGGATATAGACCTAACTTGCTTGGTGTATTGGGTACGTATGAACCATATGTTTGATTATATTCATTAATAACAACTTGATCCCCAATAACTAAATCTTTTGTGATCGTGAGTGACGGACTATCTTTGCTTACTGTATAATCTATATCTTTGTATAATAACTCAGTGACAATCGTGCCTTGTACTTTTCTCTTTAAATAAACTAAAACCCCGCTGTAGTTTGCAGTTTCATAATTATAAACTTTACTCAAACCAAACGTGGTCGTACCTATGTCGTTAAAGAAATTATAAGTGTTTGAGATATACGGCGCTTTGTTTGGTATCATATCTGACCAAAAGAATGGCATCTCTTGGTTCTTTACGCTTGATATAATATCAAGCGTATAATCTAATAACGCACCTGCGTCATAACGCTGTTGCCAATCAATATTGTTGGCTGTGTCAACTAATAAAGATTTAAATTTAACATATTCTCTGCTGTTAAACAGTAACGCATCAAATAGATTATGCTTTTTCTGCCTTAGGAATGCACCCGGTATAACTAAACTTGCACTATTTTGAATAATACGATTGCCGTACGGTACAAGATTACCTAAATCGCGTGTATTGTTTGCTCCAAATACTTCACCCGTTGTGTTAGGATTATTATAGAAAATACTTTGATATTGACCACGTATATCACCAACATCTACTACTGTAATATCTGTGTTGAAAGGATTATTACTTAGGTTAATAGGTATAGTATAGAACGCTTGGTCGCTAATTTGATCGCTTAAAATTAAGACTTGGATTACCGTTTTTTGTAATGCTGGAATATTTACAGTAATCTTTGTATCTTTAGCAGTATTTTCAACTGTATAATTTGTTACCAAAATATTGTTATTGAACACTTGGATAGATGGCCATATAGTATCTTCAACGCTTAATTGAGGTACATCACATGTTACTGTTAAATCTATAGTAGTAGCATCTAATGATGATAAAACAACGTTAGGTGGAGTATATGGAAACTCAAATACCTGATATTGTGTACTAGGTGCTACAGCAGTCTGCCAACCTAACAATCTCTCAAAAGTTAATCTACCTGTGGTATTATATACATATCCAGTATTAACTTTTTCTGTTTCTGTAATATTCTGTTCTAATCCAGTTACATAATTGAATTCATCAGTGTTTAGTGATACTTCAAAAGAAATATCTCCGGTATTTCTTATGCTACTGAATGATATTGGAAACCCTAGTACAGTATCATTGACACCGCCAGGATTTACTCTATAATTGAATAGTTCGCAACCTTGGAATGTTGATGATTTATAAATTGAAGTATCGCCAAAACTTATACCGTTCTTATCAAATACATCAAATTTTGGAGGCTGATTGATTTTAGTTTTTTGTTGTGCAACGTGGAAGAATATTCCTAATTCATCTTCGTCATAATACCAACTTATACCCTCATTATTTTGACCGCGCAATACAACAAACTGATCATTAGTTTGAATCAAACCATCTAATGCTTCAGTAAAAGTTAGTACTGGATATACTCCTGCTAATGTAGAGAAGTTGGCAACAAATATTTTATTAGCAACATCAGGATTTGTATCGGCAGAGAAAACAACTCTTGCTCCAGAAAATAATAACAAATCAGTATTATTTTTTATGCTTGCACAAAAACTTGCACCGTTGTTTGGTATAACACCAAACGGATTATAAGTCCATGCATTGACAATAGCAGGAGTAGGCCAATTTACAATCATAGTTGTATTGGTAGTACCTACATTTATTTCATATATTCTTGTTCCAACAGGTAAAACACTTTCTAATCCAAGTTGGTTTAGGTCATTGATATACATACCAACATTAAGTGTACCTACAATATCGCTGTTAGGTATTGTTATAGTTGTATTTGTTTGTGCTAATGTAGTACCATCACCTTGAGTCGCGGTACCTGTACCTACCGCTGAATCAGTTGCCGTAAAGTTGCGGGTAAATACTGTGCCTGTACCAAAAGTTGCTGAGACGGCTGTAAAAATGTCACCTGCTTTATAGGTCACACCTGTAGTGCCGGCTGCACTATTCCAGTTTAGTTGTGTCGTAGTACCTATATTTCTAATGACATACTCAGTAGTTGGCACTAATGATGCGACATCTATAATAGATGCACCTATATTTTCCCATAATGTGCTACCTAAATTTTGAATAGCGTACTCTAATCCTGCTATCAATTGTGAAGAATTTAATAATCCAGAAATTAGTGCAGTAAACAGTGTTTGTAATGCCGTGCCGCCACCAGAACCTACGATTTCGCCGGGATACGCACAAGTGAATATGTCGTTAACAGCATAAACTTTTTTGACTCGTCCGGTGCCTGTGCCTGGACCAGTTGCGCTGAACGTGCCACCGACCACCGGCACACCAACATATCCTATCGCGTTCCAATCCGTGCTTCCTAATACTGTAATTTCATATTCATCTGTTGATTGGATCTGAGTAGGATTAATATTATTTGTACCTGCAATGGTATTCCAATCAGTGCCGCTGCCTAAATCTGTTATGATATATTGTTGTCCAACTACGAACTGTCCGTCTACATCAAGTGTCGCGCCTACTTGTTCCCAAATAGATATATCAGTTGTACCTAAATCTAATATTCTATATTGCTCACCTACAATAAAATCACCACAACTTACAATTGCATTTGTCTCTACAGAACCAGTATATGCTGTATATGCACTTACGTCGGGATAAAATGCTGTTTGTCCTGCTACTGTAGTAAGTGCGTCTGTGGTTCTAGTGTCAATAAAGTCTACAGAATCTTTACCGATAGTACCAGAATTAAACAATTTCAAGTTAGGATAAAATTCAAGTATTGGTCTTTTTGCTTTGTTGGAACTATTGGCAAGATTTAATATATTTGGATTACCGTTATAAATGGCAGTGTCAGTTATAACTTGACTATGGAACCAGCGATTACTACGTGACCAAGCATTTTTATTAATGCTGTTTCTTGCTATAGTGATATAGTCAGGATTTAATGGTAAGTTTAATGCTTCATCATAATTTTCTATATCATAGTTTGTACTATCATAGGCTATAGATGTATCTGTGGTAAAACTTTCTGGGATTTGTAATGATGTTGTAGGAATCAATTCTATCGCTGTGCCTACACCTTCAACATAATATTCTCCCTGCTTATAACTCGTTGGTATAATGTCTCCACTAAATGATACTTTTAGTCCGTTCGTGAATTTTACTCCGTTACCTGAAGTGAACGTTGTTTTTCCTAAAACTTGAGTTTCTATATTAAGAGTATTTAAATCGTTATTTTCAATTAATCTGATAACACCAACCTTATTTGGATTAATGCTATCCTGATAATATAAAGTATCTAAAGGTGCTGATATGAATGGTATAGGTGCGATTGCGTCTGTCTTAACGAATCCAATGCCTATATATGTTGATCCATATGAAGGTGTGATCTTTTGCTCACTATAGATAATAGCATCAGATGTAAGTATTACTAAAGGGTCTGCAGGATTTGTATAATCCAATGTAATTGTAAAAAAGTTATCTGACGGGAAAGTACCACTTATGTTATCAACATTATAAAACATAACATTGATGCCATTAAGTGCGGTAACACCATCAATATTACCTACCTGACTTAAAGGCAAACCTTGTATCTGTTCAAAACTTTTTGTAGTAACCACGAACGGGGGAATACCAACTGCTGACTCATAGTTATATTCATCCATCGCGTCCTTTGCAGGTACGTTAAATGTTATTGTTCCCGAATTTGCGCCATTGTTAATTACACCGCCCAAATCAGTTAATCTGACACTAAAATTAGGCTGTGTTATACTAGTACCATTTACTCCCGGTGCACCTTGAATCCAAAAATCACCTTCTTGTTCAACATTAAAAGTATATGTACCGCCGCGAATTAATGTTAATGTTGGGTTATCAGCAAACCCACTAGACTCAACAGATTTTATTTCATAGACATTTTCGCCGCTGATCACAGTATATTGATTTTCAAGATAGACTGTTTCGTTTGTTACAACGACAGGCGGAGGACCTTGCGGCAACCAATAATATTGATTGAAATTGATAATTTTATCTAAGTCAGTAAAACTATCCCAACTATAAAATTGACTCTCAAACAAATCATTATTGTTATTTGTAGAGCCATATTGTAATTTTAATGCATCTAATATACCTGGATAACTCAAAAAGTCAAATGCTTTACTCTGATTATTTTTTAGAAATACTACGCCAGGTTCTAGTTGATAATCCTTTCTAACCTTTGTAGGTTCTGTAACATAATAATCAGTAGCATTGACACCATATCCTATTGTGCTACCAACAAATCCCTGTACCTTAATTGTTACAGGGGGATTTACTAATTGATCAAGAGTAGCCGACAAAAACTGTTCATTTGTTGGCGTTTGAAAGATTTCTGGTAAAAATTCTAACGTTCTAATGCGTGTCATTTTATTAAGCTATCTGTAATTCGTTTGGTGTAAGGGCGGCAATCACTAAAATATTTTCGGCAATCGCACCATTTACAAAAATTTCATAAGGTACACTCTTAATCTCATATAATGTTCCAAAAGGCTCGTTAGGATTATTAGGCACTAATACGGCAGAACTTATAAGATCTCCTAATTGATTATGTAGGTATGCGCTTAATTCTGAGAAGAAGAATGTGTCACCAAAATTCCAATTGTTTATATCAAAGTATGTATTCATTGCTGTTAAAACTGCGCTACGTATTTCACTATCACTTGCTGTTGTTATATTTGTTTTAATAACTTTAATTGTTCCTCGTAGTGCTGGATCTGCCTTAGGACCAAACAAAGGTTTAAACACAACACTATTTAAGACCACAGAATCACTCAACATTTTGTAATCTTGAACCTGACCATATGCTGCGCTTAGTTCAGCAATAGTAGGTTGTAATGGTTTTGGTACAGTATTTGTACTGTCTTGAATATAATTCTGATAAGCAGTATAGTATGCCTGTGTTACTACGTATAAATCAATTATATTTGTTGTAGCAGGATCAATACGTGTAGTATTATTACTATTATGGCGATATTGATAACTTAAACCTTGTCTACCGTATTCAAACGAAAATTGATTCTGAATTACTAAATCGTAACTTATTGTATTGACTGCTGTATTTTGCACTGTCTTATAAAATATTCCTTTTACTGAAGGATTACTTTCTAATGGTTCTTGATTAGCAAAAAATAGTTGACCTACGGGATATTCATACTTAACATCTTCTATTTCATTTTTTGTGCTATATTGATAATTGATAGTGTTTGTACGCACTAGTTGCAATCTTGTTAAATTGATCGGATCCTGCACTGTTTCAAAAAATACATAAAATCCAGAATTATTACCATTAGCAGTTACTCCTGTTATGGTAGTAAAAAAATCAGGATTTAATATTAATTGTTTATTATTAATATCGGTTGCGCTAACTTCAACTTCAAAATCATTTACATAACCGTCAGTTTCCACAGTCTGTCCAATGATATTAACTTTATAATCTTTACCTAAGGCATTAAGTGATTCTGGTTGAGTATTAATACCTAATACATTTATAAAGTCTTGTAAAATTTTACCGCTGAATGGATCATAAACAATCTCGTCCAATGCAAAAGTAAACCTAGTTTGACTGACGCTGCCGAAATAATACTTTAATGATTTAACTATAATGGTATATCTGTTTATCGCGGGATCTGAAATAAATTTAACAAACCAATTTGCATCATCAATTGGTCTGACTATCCATCTATTTTGATTAATTAATAATGAATTGTTGAATACCAAAGAAAAACTTTGTTGCAATTCCATTTTAACAATAGCGTCCTGTATGACTTCTACAGGAAGCGAATTATCAAATACAGGTATTATTTGTTCTAAAATACATTCTGCAGGTATATAACCATTAAGTATTACCGGTCCTGTGCCATTTGAAAATTGTCCCTGACCTGCATTGGTGCCGTCGCCTATTACATTTAAAACAGTAGTCCATGATATATTAGGTTTGTTTGGTCCGGATATACCTGCTACTAATCTGTTATTACTATCAAAATAATACCCTGACGGTGCAACAAATTTTAATAGTGCGCCCTTAGTTACATATTTTGTATTTGTAGTTGAAAATATTCCAACAAATGTAGGTATTTCAGAATTTTGATCTATCGTATAAAAATATCCTGTTTGACTATTTGCATCAACTGTGCTACTACTCCAATATACAACTTGCGATCCTGTTAAAGGATCTGCTGGATTTGTAGGCAAATCAAATCTTTTATACCACGCCGTTGAACTATCATTTGATTGATTAATATAATATTGATTTGATCTATTAAGTGCTAGTGTGCTTGCCAACGTATCAGTCAAAAAGGCGATGATATCGCTAGGGCTATTGTTTACTGTTAGAGTTAAAACTGTATCGTCGTTATTTTCCCAAATGGCACCATCATCAGCAAATGTATTAGTGCTTGAATATTTACCTGTTGGGTCCAACAAGTCTAAATTTTTGCTTACACCTACACTGCTACGATTTATCGCTTTACTCTTGATGATAGAACTGTATAATGTATATGGAAAATTATTATAATCTTCTCCATTTACCATGCGATTTTGTGTATAGTATCTTGTAGGTGCGCGTTGTTTTATGCTAGGTAATGATTCTCTTGCTTGAGCATTACTAATAGGTTGTGTAAGTTGTAATCCAATTGCTAAAGTTTCAATCTTTCCTTGTCTTGTGATATAGTTAAATGCAACAGTAATACCTTGCATCTCGTTTGGATCAATAGTATAAGTTAAACCATTACTACTACGTACATAGGCTCTAAATGTTCCTACAGGAATATTTGAAAATACTCCGTCACCAAAGTTATAAGTTACTTGATCATTGAATCTTGAACTTACACTAAAAATACTTTTTTTGCTAGTTTCAGTTTGTAGATAGGCATTAGCATAAACATTATCTACTTGACGCCATAAAGTTCTTGTGTTGTTATTAAGATTTAACTGATATAACCAAGTATCTTCATTATTAATACCTTGTATATCAATATTTACTGATTGATTAGAAATTTGCTGTTCTAACGTAAAGTCAAAGTTAGTTAATGAACCTTGTTTAAAATAGAAAAAATAACCTGTGTTCGGACTAGCAAAACCTAATCTATCGTTTTGATATACCATATTAAAGCGACCAGTAGGTGCAGGAGGGATTTCATATAGATAATCTTCGTCAACACTAGTGACACTTACTAGTTCAAAGCCCATAGTAATACCATCAATTGTTGAAGTAAATGGTACTATTGGTAAACTCTCTGCGGGAATTTGTAGTGCATATTCTGCTGTAGTCACACCTAAAATTTCAGCGATATTTCCTGGTCTACCTATACGTTGACTATCTACTAATGCTGCATTAATAATGGTATTGAATTGTTCAAACCAATTTGGGTTTGCTGGGTCATTCCATAATACAGTTAAATTACTTAAATTAACACCATTGAAATCAACTAGGTTTTGAGTAGTTTGAATGCTAGTAACTTTCAATAATCCCTGTGATTCAATATTACGCTTTGGTGTATAACTTACTAGATTGGCTAATTTGACTACGCTATCACGGCGTTCAGCAGTGTCTATGAAATTTTCACGCGCATTCAAATCATTTCTAAACGCAAGACCTTGACCCATAAAGGCCATAACGTCTAATAGTGCAATAAATTCACTACTCTCAATATAGTCATTATATGTTTCTGGATAATAGACACGCAAATAATCTATGAAACTTTTACGTAGTGTTTCATAATCATAACTCTGAAAGTCTGCCTGACGGAAGGTCTGATAGATTGCTTTCCAATCATTAATACCAAACAAAGCACTTTGTCTAGAACTTGTAGCCATAATAAATCTCGTTTTATTATTTATCTAACCATAAAAACCGATATTTTAAGATAAAGATGCTGTATTAGTGCTAGAATCAAAAAAGATACTTAATAATCTTGCTTGATTAAACGGAACGACAGCCATTTCAACTTCAAGCAATATCCCGTTATCTCTTGGATAAACATTCACAAAATTAAGTTGCAAACGCGGATCAGCGGCTGCAATTCTTACAATTTCTTCTTGTAAAGCCTGCTGTACTTCTGGGATGTTGGGTTGAAATATAAAATTCCATAGGTCTGTTCCGTACTGGGGTTGACCTACCTTAGTACCCCTGCGTATGTTTAATGCGTTAACAAAATCTTGTATGACTAAATTAGAATCTACCAATCTAAATTTTTTGCCGGGTATAATAGATTCAGTTACAGTTCCTGTGCCTCCCTGATAGCCTATAGGGGCATTAACTGTTTGCGGCTTGTTTGCATTTTTAGTTGAGAATCCTATGTACTCACTCATAAAACTATTTATGTCCCTTTAGTTTTAGTACTTGTAGTTTTGATTTCAGTTTTCTTTTCAATATAGCCTACTTCTTCATCACCCTGAGCATTAACTGATCTATACACTACAAGATTATTGTCGGGACTTCCAGTAGTCACAACAACATTACTAGGTTGTGGTCTACGTCTCGGTGCGTTTCTTGCAGCTTCGTAAACTTCTTCTGATTCTTTTAGTGCCTTTTCTTTCTTCTCAACTTCAGCATATTTCTGATCTCTAGTCTGACGTAATCCTGCTATAGCAGGATCACCCTGAACTGAGTTCTTTAGTGCGATATCTAATGCTTTTTGTGCTGCCTCTAATTCATCATAGGCTGTTTGATATTCACGATCTTTTTCTTGCACCACTTTAAATAAGGCTCTTAGTTCCTCTTCATTCTGTTTAACTTTAGGTTCTAAAGCAGCGGTATTAATTTCGCCATATGTTGGGGCGGGGAGTCCCGGATCTTCTAGTGCATCCTTAACACCTGCTTCTACTCCACTTCTATCATTAGTGTTAACACCTATAGAAGGCATTTTAATGCCACTACCCTGTGCTGTAATCGCAGATAATGCATTTTGAGCTTCTGCTACCTTACTAGCAGGCAATCCTGCATTTATTAATTTCTGTAATCCTTCTTTACTTGCTAATGCTTTCACATCACTTGCAGTAGCATTTATAAGTTGTAAATTTGGGTTATTGCCTAATGGATTTTGTACGTTGTTTAGTGCTGACGTTGCTTCATTTTGTATAGCAACTTTAAGATCAGTTGTGTTTGGAATATTTTTAGCATTACTTGCTAAATTATTAACCATAGAAACCGCATCTTGTCCTCCAGGTAAGTTTGATACGCCAGAAGCCAATGTTGAAGCAGTAGATGATACTAATCCTGAAGATATATTTTGTGCTGCTTGTTTAATTCCAGATATTCCATCTTTTGTATTTTTGACAGCAGTTATTGGATCAGTTACCGCTGAGGCTAAAGTGTCAACTGAATTTTTTACATCAACATCTGTACTTGTTTTAGGTTTAGCAGCTCCTATTAGTGATGATGCTAAACTAGTTGTCAATGGTAATATGACAGATGGAATTAATGGGTCGCTAGAATTACCTGACAATTTTCCAGCAACTGAATTTGATAATTTGTCGGAAGCAATATCAGATGCTACACCAATAATAGATTGTGTAAGATTATTTGACTTATTGCCTATTGATGCAGCCGTTGTTCTTTCTGCTATTTTAGATGCTTCTTGTGTTAGATTTTGCGGCTTGTTTGCAACCATTGCAGGTATTGAACTTGCTATTGCATTAAATGCATCTGCGGCAATACCTTGACTAGTTGGTTTAACGTTGCTTGTAGGAGAATTATACATTGCGCTCAATGATAACTTTAATCCATCAAGTGCACCGGCACCTGATTCTCCTAACTTCGTAGCATAATTGCCTTGCGATACCTCTTGCAATGTCTTGTCTAATTTATTAGAGAATGCTTGTACGTTAGGACCACTAGGTGGCAAGAAGTCTGATAGTTTTGCAGACTGCATAGTTTGTAATATATTATCTGTGCCGTTATTTGCAGCGGATAAGATTACACCGCCTATTTCGGTACTGCTTTCATTTCCAGTTATGGCACCGGCATTTTGCAATTCAGTTTGTACAACTTGTAAATTCTTTGCTAGTGATTCTTGCTGCGCACCTAAATTGTTTATAAATGCTGAGAGATTTTCTGCACCCGGTTTACCTGTAAATAAAGTACTTGGTAAGGCATTTGCAACATTAGTTCCAGACGCTATTAAACTGTCTACTAATCCCCCAGATCCGGGTTTTAATATACCTGCTTGTTCTAATTGTTTAGGCGTTTGTGCGAATTGACCGATAGCAGCCGTAGTATTTCCCGTAGCATTTTGTACGACTGCGGTACCTTTTTTGACTGCATCTGCTGCAGGACCGGCAGCAGCATTTAGTGCTGATTGTGCTGATAATGCCTGTGTAGCATTTTTATCTAGTGAAGCACTTATATTTTGATTTACAGGAGTTTTGGTAATATCTGCGTTAGTTACAGGATTACTTACACCTGCATTTTTTGCTGCTGAGTTTATTGAACTTGCTGGATTAGTTGGTTTAGATGGGAAATTTGATCCTGCACCTAAATTACTTTTTACATCAACACCTTGACCAGCATTAGTCCATGGCGCATGTGCGGGTGCGCGGCTTGTAATACTCTTGAGTTTTGCGGGTGCTGCGATATAGCCTTTTGTGTTATCAAATAAAGTATCAGTATGTAAGACTTGATCAATGATAGGAACTTCTTTAGGTGTAGTTCCTGTTTTACCTGAATTTAAATTGACTCTGCTTCCGTTCACAAATGCTTTGGCTGATGACGCCATGCTAATGTCACCGGTACTTTCTAAACTCATTGCGCCGCCGGCTTTAGCAGTGAAAATAGAAGAAGTGAACACGCTTAAATCAGCACCTGCTCTTAATTTAAATTCTTTTGTACTTTGTATATGCATTACTTCTCCGGCAAAAATGTTTAAATTTTTACCGGCATGAATATTCAAATTGTTGTCTGCGTGTAGATTTAGGTCGCCCTGTGTTCTAAGATTAATGCTATTAGTTGAATAAACATCAACTGTTCCTTCTTTACCTAATTCAACATAACTTTGACCGTTCTTGTGAATAATAAAAATTGTTTGGCCATCGTCACTCATAGTTATTTGATGACCGTCTGCTGTGCGTAACCTAATTAATTGATCTCTGCCTATCACATCGCCGTCATCCATTACGATACTATGACCTGCTCTGCGCCCGATAATTTTTAAACTATCTGCTTTATCTGGGCCTAAATTGTCAATGATATTAGTATCGTTGTATCCACCTTCATAGATTGGTCTACCCGGAGTACTGATACCAAATCCTACTCTGCTTATGTTTTCACGTTGAGAACTTGAACTGATAGGACCACGTATAGGATCGCGCAATATACCTTGTTGCCACATTGTAGCAGCAACATATCTGTGTACTGGCTTTGCTTCTGTTAAATATTTTTCTGTGTTAGTAATCTCTTTATTACTACTATTGATATTGGTTACTGGTAGTCGTGTTGCGCCTCCGTATTTGCTTGCTTCACCTGCTCCGGGAACAACGTTAGTACTAGAACCAATAGCAGGAACCATATGTAGGGCTTCGGGATCGGGTATACAGCCTATATAGTATCCAAAATTTAGATCACCGTTAGCAAACACACATAACACTGAAGTCCCTATATCAGGAGGACTAAACCACATACCATAACTATGGGTGTTACCTTTAAAATTGCCTTCTCCTGTGTTGGGTGACTTATTTAGAGTTTTACCGTAAAAAGGACTTAGGAAATAAACAGGACGCCAAGTACTGCTATCTTCAGGATCAGTACCACTATTATCAGCAATATATACCCAAATACGTCCCGAGCGTGTGCTGTCGCTATTATTCTTTACTATGCCTATCTTAGGTACTAGTTCAGGATTAGAACCGCCTGATGTTGGACTACTTCTTTTAAGTTTACCTTTACTTTTTTGTACGTCATTTGCCATGTTTAGCCACCACCATTTCTAACCTTTTCAAATTCATCCGGCATATAACCCATATTGAATAATTCTGCGTCTGTTTTGTTTGCTAGATTATCTGATTGTCTGCCCTCGCCCGCAGCCGAAGGCGGCACTTGTTTCTTTATGCCGGTAACCTGCACTTCTTGCAATGCGTCATCATTGGCAGTCACAGTACCATTATTAGGATCACCTATTGTTTGTGAATTATTCGGTGAGGATGCCGGGGCTGCCGGACTTGCGCTAGTAGGCGGAGCAGTTTTACTACCGGGAAAATATGGCTGAATTAAACTTAATGTTTGCGTAAATTTTCCGCGATTGAATTGACTATCAATTTGCGCAACCATGTAGATTATTCTATTTTCACAAATTTTTTGTATGTAATCAGGGTATTGCAAAAATAAAATATTATCATTAATGTTTAATAAACCTGTCGCATCTTGGTAATCTACGCCTTCTTTAAATCCAATCTCAACAAATACCTGTCCACCATTAGCATTAATTGTAAATCCATCTGTGTTATAATATTGATTATATAAGTTATTAATGGTAGTAGATGAATCTCTTATAAGAAAATCAGGATCTCCTATAATTTGTAGTGTTGCTGTGCTAAACGCTGCAGGATCATACAAATATGTTGCAACATTATTTTCAGCCTCTAAGCCAACGCCTAACGCACTACTTTTATCAGCATTTGTTACTGTGCCAGGCACGACCGATACTTCACCGCCGCTAGTTGCATTTTGTACCGCTTCGCTAGGGCTACCGGCAACTTTTGGATCGGCTTTTAAACCGCTAGAGTCTGATGTGGTGTTTCCATTACCCGAAGAAGGTCCGGTTCCGGGTCTTTGTGCTGTATCTGTTTCTCTTGATCCCGGTGATGAGGATGCAGGTTTAGTTTTAGATTCACCGTATCCCATCACAGATAAGAAATATGTATTATCTAATAAAAAATCTAAATCAAGTACTTCTGTGTTTTGACCAGTTAACCAATAATCATAGCGTTTATGTGGTCCTCTGTATTTTGATACTGTGCTATAGTACGGGGTTTCCATGCTTGGTATTTCATATACCTGTACGATGTAAACAATGTCCATAGCCCAGTCATTTGTTTTTGGGTCCCAGTCTACTTTTTTAATGTCACTTGTTACAGAGAACCAGCGTAATGTTTGCGGTTCTTGATTTATTTGTTCATAATTTTTTTGTATCGGATCAGGTGATAATGCGTTAGCATAAACAGTGTTTAATGCTTTAACAATATATTCGCTACGTTTAATTATTGTTTCTATAGCAGAAATAATTGATGTATCATTATTAAAAGTTAAAATTCTGCTGGTAGGATCAGGTGGAGCCTGGGCCTGATTTTCATTAACTTCTTTGGTTGTATTTAAAAGCGGATCTCCGAATCTTGCTTTTTGTAAATCATTCTGTACGACTAGAGGTGCTTTTTTAATTAACTGTTCTGCTTCACCCATGAACACTACTTCAAACTTGTTTGGATATGTCGCGCTTCCATTCTTAACTTTATCTTCTTCTTTTTTGTTTAGGTTTGTGAATAATCCATATTCACCTATCAATGCTTCTTCTACAGTTCTACCTTGTACTGATGCACCTGTGGGTACACGACCTCTTTTAATTCCTAGAACATTTTGTGATACAGGAACACCTGCACTTATGCTATAAGTTACTGTGTCTCCGGTCAATCTAAATCTAAAATCTTTTATAACGATATCAAAGTATTGTTCAAACAATCCATCACTGCCTAAAGGATCTACCATGTTACCATATAGTTTATCAGTGCCTTTTACTAAATTTCCGTCTGCATCATATCCATAATATTTTATACCAAGAATAAAAAACTGTTTAAAGAAAGAAGTCATTTGTTTATAAGTTGCAGATGTAGACTGGCTTTGTAATTTTTTCACAGCATTTTTTAAATCAGTAATAAATCTAAATCCATATGGTTCGCTGACTGTGAACGATAAATCAGATACCGCAGCGATTGCTGCTGTGGTAGTTTTAGTATTGACAAGTGAAGTCATTCTTAAATTATCAATAAAATAATCTAAATTAGACATTCTATTTTTATTATTATTTCCGCCAGTCTGCGCTACTACTAAAGCACCGCCCTCAATACCAACCCCGCTTTCTCCTATAGGTGTAGCCTGAGATAATGCATCAATCTTTTTTCTGCCCGAATCTATAAATGCTTGATAAGCATCAGGGCTAACCATATACAGAGTTATTATATAAGAATAACTTGAAAGTTGTGCTAAAGGATTATAGGTGCGTCTGCTGACAGTTGGCTTGCTTGTCGTGTCATCCGTGCTAGCATTGCCTGCTGATGGACCCCAACCAGTAGGATCAATAATTGTACCGATAGGTAAACCAAATTCGTCTTTTTGAACTGTGCTTGTGCCGTCTACTGCATTTTGTTTATTGGGATTCTGGTCGTCATCGCTAGCACCCACAAGTTGAGGTTTGGTGGCATTGTCGCCGGGTGTTTGATTAATAGTAGAAGGTTGCGGAGTAGGATTATTTTCGCTTGCAGGATTAGTTGGTTCACTTACTTCATTTACAGTAGTGGTTGTTGTTTTAGTGCCATCTGGTTGTGTTATTGTTTCTGTTGATGTTTTGGTACCTGGTAACAAACCTTCACGCTCGGCTTCTTTAAGTGATTCGTCTACACTTGAAAAATTTTCTTTAAGCGCAGTAAAACCTTTTAACTTTACAGGGAATCCACTTTTATCTTTGACTGTTTGATTAGGTTGTGTTAAAAACTGAGTCATGTAGTATGACTGTTCTTCATTCAACCCGGGCACACCACCTGCAGATTTTATACTGTTCCAGTAATTTATGTCGCCTGTTATACTTCTGCCGCCAGGTAAAGTTACAGTCATTTCTGGTTTTAAAGTTTTATCGTTTACTGTACCTTCTATTGAAATATCAGCAAATTCACTTGATGATGAACTTTTAGGCCATCGTCTTACAGTCGCGCTTGGCCCACTTACATTAACTATTGCCATACTATATGCCTAAATATTGTCTTAGTGTTTCTAACTTCGGTATGTATATTTGTATGCCGGCTACAAAATCAAAATAAGGATCAAATCCTAAACGATTAGGATTACGCGCCGCAAAGACCCACCACAATCTGCTATCATTATATAAATGATATGCTAGTAAATCAGGACGATACTGGTATGCTATTGGCAATGTATATAAAACATCACTGCTTGAAGCAGGGAACGGTCTGTTGACCATAAAGTCTAAAAATTTACTGTTAAAAATCTCTGTGTCTCTGTACGGACTTGTTGATGGATATATATTATTTTGTGACATTACCAGAATCCTGCGCCTTTACCTTTTCCATTATAACCACTTAATAATTTACCGTTAGCATAATCTTTGAGGCTAAAGAAGTTGCTGACATCCAATCTGCTGGGTACCGGTACTGCACTTAACTGTATTTGCATTCGTGTTGGAACATATGTTGGGTTAGCGGCTTCACCTGAATTAAAACCTTTAAATCCTGCATAAGTCCAATTGGCGTCGCCTAATTCTCCACCAGGAGACAATACATTATAATCTTTATTGAAATTTAAAAAGTTTCCAATTGCTGCTGCACCTGAAGCAAGTGTATTTTGTATCGTGTTTTGCAGTAGTGTTCCCCAATTCCAGTTTACAGGCTTTTTAGGTGCTTCGTCATTAACGCTACCGCCTTGTGTAGATCCAGCACCAGGAGTGAATATACCGGCTCTGATATAGTCAACATCAGTTGGAGTAGTATATGTAAAATTAGTTATCACTAACGGATGGTTGTTAAACATAAATTGTCCGAATCCTGTTAGAAACAATACAGGGGGAGGAGTGCCTGCTTTTGGATTACTATCTAAAGCGTAAAACATTTTAGTTACTGACCTAAAGAAATGTATTGTTGCTAAAAGATAGTTCGCTTCAAAGTTATCCTGCGCAGTAAATTCACCTGTGATAGAAATGCTATCAATGCTACTACTATCATAATATGGATAACTGTAATTAGAACCTGATGGACGATAATTTCCATAAGCAGCACTATATCCCACCTGTACGCTCGGTGTATAAGGAAAGATAACACCGTTAGTACCGGCTAATGGTTCAAGCAACACATTAGATTTGTCATTGTACAAATAAGTTGCACCGGGACTTAGCGATAGCTTGACACGCCAGTCTCGTCTAGCCTCAAAATTTGTCTCTTGTCTAATTGACGCCTGCTTTCTAGTATTTTGTACTGCCCCCTGTGTGGTCGGGACACGACGACCAGTAACAGTTACTTCTTCTAGCTCATCAGGATTTCTTTGTGCAGTAATGGTAACTTCTTCTAAGTTTTCATCATCGCCTGCGCTGATGTCTCCTAGATTAAGATTAGGAGCGGTGACATCAATATTTCCTGCTGATCCAGGACCTGTAGGTATGTTAACGTCAGTACCGGGAGTGACAAGAACATTACCACTAGGACGCACATCTGCGCTGGATTGTGGTGGAAGAGGCAAATTAGCATCGGTTATTTGTACTTGCGTAGACTTCTGTTGCAAAGAATTAAGTGTGTTTTTTGCTGCCCTGATAGTTGGAAGATAACCGGTAACCACACAGTTTTGCTGCCCTTGCTGGGTTTTTATTGAGTCTAATTGATTTAGTAATCTATTAATCTCAGCATTAACTATGTTTATACTATTTTGTAATGCTGTTATTTGATTTCGTACTGCTAAAGTTTCTGATGGATTTCGTGTGTTAGGTATAGGAAGTTTGAGGAGGTTATCTCCTCTTACTGTTGCTTGTGCTAGCGAACTAGCAGTTTGCTGTGCCTGTCTATCTAATTCGGCGCAAGTAGCCATTAATAAACCTCTTATACGGTACGTATAAATAACATGTCTGTGTATTATTTATCGCCCTAAAAATCACCAATTTTGTTAGTTAGGCTTGACATATTATGTCAAGTCATGTATCATTTTTACAACACAATAACAAGAGGATCTATGTCTACAGCGAAGAAACCAGTAAACTACCTAAACAATAAAGATATCCTAAAAGAGATACATGCAAGCAAGACTAGTTATTGCAGTTTTTCAAGACAGGAATATCATCAATATGATCTAATCATTGACATGCCGCAAAGTTCATTAGAGAAGTCATTAGATCAATTATCAAGGCCTAAAAATATCAAGGCTGCTAGAGAAATAAGAGCAGCAAGAATTTTAAATCAAACAGGACAGGAAGTAAAATTAAAAGACATTCCTGTAACTCATCTAGTATTTCGTGTTATGACTTGGGATCATATTCCAGTAAGCCCAAAACAGCCACGTAAAGTTGTCAAAAAGAAAACAGCCAAAGATATATTAGAGTTTGATGATTTAGAAGAAAGTCTATTTGAAGATTTAGAGATTGAAGAAACCAAAGATGATGTAGATGACATGGTTCATGTCAAGGTAAACTTTCCCCCATTCCAACATTATAAGTTAGATGAAAACAATTCAGCAATATGTGTCGGTAAGAGTCATTGGAAAGGCGGTGTTAAGACCGGAGAATTTAGTAAGAATCACGGTAATATTACAAACAAATTAGCAAAGATGTTTATCATGCTTTGTGAAAAGTATGCCATGAAGTTTAACTGGCGTGGTTACACGTACAACGATGAGATGCGTAACAGTGCTATACTTCAATTGACATATGTTGGATTACGTTTCAATGAGGCAAAGAGTGCCAACCCATTCGCATATTACACTGCTGCTATCACAAATAGTTTCTGTCGTGTGTTAAATACTGAAAAGCGTAATCAAAATATTC